ACCTTGTGGTCAGTATGCTCCAGGAGCAATTCTTCCACCACATCTTCATAAGATTTGCCAGTGGTAGTGTCGCGGGATGCAGTGGTTGCCATGGGGTCGTTTGCTGATGAATTAATTATAGGGCATCAGGCAGTCCCCACAAGGGGGTGTGTGCCACTTGTTCAGCTGGCACACTGAAAGCGTACGCTGTTGAAGTTAGCATAACTGAAGACCTCACGATTCACCAGTTTGAACATACCAAACTCATTGGTCATCACATAACCTTCGGCATCGATTCGGTTGCCATTGATGTATGCTGCAGGACCATCATTGCGGCAGAGGAACAAACAATCATCTTTGATAGATTTCACCAATGCCCACAAACGAATCAGGTTAGGATCGCATTCAAAATCATCCTCATGCACCCGATAATTCTCACGAATACGAGCATTGATTTGGCGCTTAATCTCTGCTGCTTTCCTATCAGTTACAAACTGAACAGCAGTAGACATTTGACGGGCAAAAGCTACAACATCTTTCACATCAGCGAAGGATTCCTGATTGTACATAATGTAAGCATCAGGTTGCACGAACTTCACCGTGTCAGTATCATTCCAGATGCTACGGTCAGGCATTGCGACAGCATCACGAAGGTCGCTCTCAGCATAATAGCAAGTGTGAGGAGCGATGATGATATTCTGCGTTACAATGTCACCGAACTGATAGGTGATGGTGTTGGGAGTGTACTCATTCAGTCCACCGAACCCGATGAAATCGCCCTGATAGATTGTCTTCACACGGGGCAGATGATCAAAGCACGAATGCAGAATCTGAGCGACATTACCCTCATGGTTTGCATCAATGTCCTCATGCGATTCATTGATTTTGATTTTAACTTTGTTGAAGACACTTTTGGTCCCCACGAAGAAGTTATCAGTCGCAGGATTGGTGCCCCAAACAATAGCAGGCGCACCATCAATCTTAACACTCAAAGTGCCAGGATTCACGAACCAATCCAGAACAGAAAGGTCACCCGTGAGGATGGTATCTTCGGGGTGCTCAAGGTGGGTGTTTTTCATGAGACTATTGTAAGGGGTCAGCGGTGCCTGTGGGGAGGTCAGTGTGCCACTTGTCAGACCGTCACATCCTCCAGCAGTTCGGGATTATACTCTGTAACCTCTTTAATCAGCTCAGCATCATCATAGGACTCAAGATTTGAAACCAAAGTATCATAAGCGAACGAAACCAAAGTATCCATATCCATTCCCTCTACGATGAGAGAGGCATAATCAGCAATCAGAGAATCGCGGTTGAATGTCATTTCAGAATGTGACGATAATCAATGGATTTGATACACCAACCTGTAGCACATGTGATCTCTTCGATTAGATCTTCCTCATCATCTGCCTCCCAGAAACTACCGATAACTTCATCGGTAATGTTATCAAAATGATGTTGAGTGAACTCCTCATCAGGATCATCAAAATCAAACTCAATGTCAGTAACTTGGAACTGCATTTCAGTAATCGTAGTTAGCGTTCAGGTACTCATTCACATCGAACTTTTCATCTTTCAGTTCAGGAATGTCCATGTCAAAGATCTCACCAGGAGCATCTTGAATCTCAGACCAGAGTTCATCAAACATGGTGCTTTTCTCAGGAACGAATGTAATGTAGCAGGAATCAGGCGCGTTTGGTAGTTTTCTGTGCCACTTTCACAACTGGCACATCGGTATCAACCAACGCCTGCAATTGCGTCACAATAGTATCAACGAAGCTCAGAACAGTTTGAATCACTTTGCGAGTCTTTTCTGCTCCATTGTTTTCATTGAACGAACGCACAGCAAATTGTACAATTCCAACAACGATTGCGGCGATGGCAGCAACATTCAGAATCAGAGTTTGAGTGAACTTAGAAGTGAAGAGTTTCATAACATCAGGGTGTGGGAGGTGAGTGTAGAGAATTCCTCAACCACGAATCAAACATAACAGGGACAGAGCACGAATGCAACCCCCCTTGTGCCACTTCTGCGACTGTCACACCTCATTCATAACTTTAAGACGACGAATGATATCATACACTTCCATATCATCCATGTCGATGTCGTTCATATCAACAGGAGCGAATTCTTCGAGGTTAATATTACCATTAGCGTAGATTGGAGCATAATACAACTCATCGCCATCTTCCTGCGACAAAGTATAAACACAACCGTGATTGGTGGAAGTGAGAAAAATCATCGGAAATCTCAGGAACGAATGTAATCTAACACAAAAACTGCCCAGCGGTTGAACCAGTGGACAGTTTTAGAAGTGTCACATATAACGGCATTGTTATATGATTATATTATATTTTAGTTTATTATATCTTATGCCAATTCATAAACTGGCACATTATATAAAAGGATCGAATTCCTTGATGCTAGAATAAACTTCTTCGTCACCTTCGAGTTCCAGTAACTCTTTCCAGTCCATATTCTCTACATCTAGATCATCATAACACATGATGTCTAGTGTAACCCGTACCAGGCGTTTCTGTGCTAGCATGATTCTCGATGTGTATGTGTACTAGATTATATCATGCGTAATGACGATATGCAAGTGCTTCGAGATCATGTGTATCTCGTGCATAATCCTCGTCGAGATCTAGTGCGTAATATGAGTCCTCGTCGAGATTATAATCATATGAGAGAGTATAGTCGAGATCGTAGTCGTCGTACATGGCTCGTCGAGATTGTGTGATGACTGTATGAGTATAGCACAAATCTCGACGAGATGCAAGTGTGAATCTAGTCGAGATCTTATGATAATATATATGTGTTCTCGACGAGATTGTGTTATAACGCTAACATGATATCTCGACTAGATTTTATAAGACTGTGTGGGTCTGTGAAGTTTTGCGCGGGGTGCTTGACTTTTTCGCGTTCTTGTGATAGGCTGCTCGCTAAGCCCACAAGACCTGGAGGGGTTTAACAAGTCTCAGAGGGGTTTAGAAGAATTAAACAACATAACACTATCATTATACAATCTTAATCTAAACACAATCAAATATATACATATAACACACAACTATATTTTTATCATATCTATGGCATACATCTATTCAATTACAAACCTTGAAAATCAGAAACTTTACGTCGGAAAAACTACACAACCTAACCCATATGATAGATGGAAACAACATCTACAATTAGCAAGAAGTAAGAACAATCTAAATGAAAACAATTCTGCTCATAGTATGCCGATTGTAAGAGCAATTAGTAAGTATGGTGCAGATAAGTTTAAATTCAGAGTATTAGAAGAATGTGTAGATGATAAAGTTAATGAACGTGAAATCTATTGGATAGAACGATTGAATTCCTGTGGTAAGAATGGATATAATGTTACGTTAGGTGGTGAAGGTATAAAGAAGCCACGCAAATACTGGGCAAATCATCCCTATTCAAAAGCAGTCAGTTGCTATACATTAGAAGATGAATGGGTAAGAGACTATGATACTGCTGGTGTTGCTGCTGATAGTTTAGGAAATAAAAAAGGAAGAACTAGTATAGTTGCCTGCATTAAAGGAACAACATTTCAATCATTTGGATATAGATGGTCTTGGAAAGGTGAAACTCCTAAGATGATAGAAAAGAGAATAAATCGTCGTGGTGTTGTGTATGGTATACAGTTAGCAACTGGACGTAAGAAAATGTGGAAATCTGCTGCTGATGCTGCTGAAGAAATCGTTGGTAATAGAATTAGAAATTTAACGATTGGTAATTCATTAAACAGCCCTAATCACAATAAATTACAAGCACACGGATGGTATTTGTTTAGAGATAAGAAAGATGCATTAAAAAATTGGAAACCAGCAGAAAAGAAAGGATTTACAACTGAAAAGGCAAAAGCAGCATCAAATAAATCAAATGAAAAAAGAAAAAGACCTGTAAAAGGCATAAGCATTCATACAGGTGAAATCGTTGAGTTTAACAGTATAAGTGAGGCATCATTTTTTATCAAAGGTGAAGGTAATTATAAAGCAACTGCTGGAATTAGTAATAATATCAAACGCATCTCAAATGGTGAAACTTGGTGTTATTCTTTTGGATATAAGTGGTACTACAATTAAAGAACAGGTATAATTTCACTCTCTTTACATCCTTGCTGCTTAATATACTTCTCCCAATGAGTCGCATCTTCAATCGAATAAAAAGTTGCGGTTTGTTTTGAGAATCCTTTCTTTTTCGGTTTGAGGTAAGTAACTTGGTACATTTGCAGAATCAACATAAACTTCAATAGATGGATCTGATTTATCATTCCAGTGTCTCACCACACCAGCAACAATAAAAGCATTAGTAATCAAATAAGTCGCAAAGATAAAAGTACGAATACCTGCAATGATATCAGACTCTCTATCACACTTGGATGCTTTCTCTCCTAATGCCTTTGCGAAGTATCTCCACAATGACTTGTTATTACTTTTCATAAGACTGTCGATTACCGTGAATAAGTTCAATTTGTTTCCATTGTTCAGGATAGACTAATACACACACATCCTTTGCTCTTACATTAAAACTCCTCATACAAATGGTAATGTAAGTATTAGAGATAAACCTGATAGTTCCTGTAATGTTCTGATACTGAACTTCTAAACCTTCAGCAAAGGATTCATACTTCATACAAATGCAGATTCAAGTGGAGTAAGTTTAGGTATCATAGCAGAGTATGGACTCGTGTCTTCTATACTAACAATGTTCCCAACTGTGCTTGAGTTGACGGGGGCGTGATATACTCTTTTCTTGGAGTCATAGAATCCCCAAATTGACCGCACAGACTTCCCAAGGTTATAATCAAAAGTAGCAGAGTTGCGAATCCAGATGGCGATAGTATTTCTTTTGAACTGTTCAAACTCATAACTGTAACCTTTAGGTGCTTTGTGAGAGAATTCAGGAATCATAAACAGCACGAAGACAATTGGGATTGTAACCTCTTTCCAGATACTCTTGCAGAAGTTGGTCACACTGTTCCTTTGTAAGTTGAACAGCAGACTCATCAATCAGTTCCCATCCATTCGTATACAATTCTTCAATACGATAGAGTTGTTTCACGTCGTAAATGCCTCCAGAATACCAGACTCATAATCATCCTGTAGAGCAAACTTCTGTGCATTCACAACCCTTTCCATAATCAGATGAGTATAATTCTCATCAAACGATTGCTCCTCTGAAAGCAGCGTAAAAGCCTCAGTATCATTCTCGGCAATCAGATTAATCAGACCACCATACTCAGAAGATGGAAACGGAACCCAGTAGTCTACAATATAAAGAGATTTCATTTTTTGTGTTTTAGGACTCCTTCATTTTAGTGTAAAGATTGGTGTTTGTCAAGTTTGCAAGTTGTCGTTCAATCTCAAACTTGATAGGTAACAAATGCGAAGTAAAGAAACCAGCATACTGCCCATCTTGAAGAAGATTGCGAACATTCTCAATCTGCATCTGTGCAAGAATCAATTTTGTCTTTTGGTCCATTAGATGAACTCCTGAATATAATACTGTGGTTTTACATTGTTTTCTTCGGCACCTTGAAGAATCTCATTCAAGAGTGCATCTCCTTCGGCAATGTCATTATCGCTCCAGATTGGATACTCTACAGGATATCCACTGATAGGGCAGATATAAGTTTCAATTTGAACTGGTTGCTTGTAATAAGTCATCACACAAACTCCTGAATGTAATAATCGACAGTCACCTCAAGTTCTGCAGCTTTGCGTTCATAAAACATCTGAGCATAATCCTCTGCTGCTTGTTTTGCCTGATAATGCAACTCTTCGGATTGAGCGTGTTTCATAAAGTCTTCAAAGGCATTCACAATTTCTTCATTCATTTCCGACAGTTCTCCACAAAACAACGATTGTAAGATTCAAACAGAGCATTGTCTCTCTGAATCAGAAAGACATTGTAACCAATCAATGCAACAAAAGTCAGAGCAAAGTAACGCAGTTTCATCAGCAGGCACCATAGAAAGGATTACCAAGTTGAGGCAGATTGGAATTATCGGCAGTGACGATATAACCAAGAGAAACACGCTCCCGAATCGCAACAGCTTTCTCCACACGATTCAGAAACTTCTTAGACATTTGCTCCACACCTTGCCAAGACAACACTTGCAGACACCACTCCTTACTGATATCACCATAGGGAGTCTTCACAGGATAGTATTGAACAACCATCGTACCGTCTTTGGAGTGAAGAGTAGGGAAGTCAGTCATCGGTGTTCCGTCGATTACCTTTGTATTATAGGTCAGAAGGACGGCACCACGTCGTTGCGTAGGACAGTTTGAGAACTGTCCATTCGCTCCCAGACGCTATAGAGTTTGTTATACAATGCCGATGCACTTCCATACTCTCTCGCAATCTGATTCTCATCCCGAAAAGAAAGAGTTTGAAGTGCAGACAATAGAATACCAATCTCATGAACATTTAGATTTACATTCGTTTCAGTCATGATTCAATCCCAACTTACATTTTCAACAAGGAAACCAGGCATCACATAAGTATGAGCACCAGTTCCACCTACGCCACCAATTTTATAATCCCACTTGTAATTGAACTTGTTATGACTATCCCAAGTCATAAACCCTTTCTCCTTATCAAACCAGGATTTAATCGTCAGAGAGAAGCGATTCGAATAGATGTTACGAGTCTTCAGTGCTCCACCCTTTTCACGAGTTTCAATCACAGTGCAAATATCATCCTGATAACCACCATTCACCTTGTTCTCAAGATAGCAGGGAGTTTCATATCGGAATGCAGGTCCAGCAACAGCAGGAGCAGCAGTCAGCAGAAGAGCAAGAGAAAACAGAAGTTTTTTAGATTTCTTCATCGTAGTTACCAGACATTTGACTTTTAACAATTGTAAGTGTAAGGTGCATCACACAATAACCAAATGCGAATGCAGCCATTGCTGTCGTAATCATTCCACAACTCTCCAATCAGTACTGTTACTTTTCGTCATCCAGAAGAAGTATTTGCGATTGCTGGATGCACAGAAGATTCGGTCTCCCAAATCCTGCTCTACATCCACATTCGGATCATTGTCCATCAGATTAATCAGACGATTCTTTGCTTTCTTAGAAATCGGTTCAACTTGAATGATCATTTTCTTTCTTGATTACCTTGTAATTATAGCAGACGGAGCAAGCGATTGGGGAAGAACTGTGCCGCTTCTTGAACTGTCACACGATTCTTCTCAACCAAATACTCTAAGTATAGAGTTTCTTCTTGCTCTCGTGCCTCAATTTCGTGTGGTTGATTCCAATAGTCAATATCTTCGACGCATTCTTTACCATAATACATTTTTCCACGCTTGGACCGCAGCGAACCCACTACCCACTGTCGCAGATGGACCAGCTCATGCAAAAGAGTTTTTATATACAACTCCTGATGCATCCAAGTATCCATCTCAATCAGAAAATCACGAGGGCGATAAGACTCACCCACATAATCACAGTAACCATAAACAGACTCACGCTTCAGACCACGATGAAGAATCTCAACATGAATCTTATGGCGAGGCAGAAACTTATTCAGAAACCAAGAGGTAACATCCTCACAGGTGCGCTTGCTATAACCATATCCAGACATTTCAAAGTAAGACATTGACCCCAGTGAAGAAACCAAATGAAAGAGGAAACAAAGACAAGTTTATCAGTCGTCGTCATCATTACCTGAGTGAAGACAGTAGTTAATGAGTAGAGCAGCAGTAGTCAATCCTAACCACCAAAGAATAAAAGTCATCGTGCAATAATATCCAGAGACTCCAACAACATCATAGCAAGTTCCATACGATTGTCTTCATCAACCACAGGAATGTTAGCATCTACAAACTCACTTGCAAGTTCAGCAAAAAGTTCAATTGTTCGCTCATCTGCAAACACAGATGTTGCAAACTCACTCTTGAAACCATCACGCAAAAGTCGCAGAGACTTGGTGGCGGTCAGTTCTTTAATTTCGTTAGCGTAAGTCATTTTAAGGAATTGTTGGGTCGGAATGAACATCATCAAGCATACAAATAACCACCAGACCATTCAGCATTGCGATAGCATTGCTCACGGGAATTATCATCAAGCAGACTGTACCGCACTCCCCGAGCAGGCGCTTTCCAAGATGCAGACTTATAAACATCACCAGTCATTTTATCCACAAAGCAATGAACAGAACGCTGATTGCTATCCACCATAATCACCTTATGATACTTGCGACCAGTTTCAATTACAAACTGATTCCTGAAGTGATAAGTCCCATCAGCAATCTGCTTCAGGCACCATTCGTGATGCTCCATATTAATCTCATTCTGAACAGAACGACGATGAGCCTTTGTAGTATAAAGGCGATAATCAACCTCCAGTGCTTCACAAAGAGATTGAGTATAACGAAGAATCATCTCTTCCCGCATTTGACGGGCAGGAGCGGCATCCACGAAGTCAGCGAAGGCAGTCATTTGGTTCGTTGCGTATGAGAGTATTATAGGGCACCCAGAGGCGCCCTGAGGGGTCAGTGTGACAGTTCTACTTCTGGCACCCAGTGGTCGTCAGATTCCAGGTATCCCATCCAATCTGCTGGGTCAGTGCCATAGATTTGAATTTCTCGCAGTTCATCCAAAAATTCGGATAGATTCATCAGGCAGCAACTCCAACAGGAATCTCAACTTCTTTCACAAGATTACGATCGCGGGAGTCATTAGTATAGCACTTCCACTCACCATTTGCAAACACATAAGAATACTCTTCACTGTCGCAGAGATATGCATTCAGGTTAGCATCAAGACGGGGAGGGCAATCTTCGCCACGAGCAGAATAATACAGGGGACCAACTTCGGGAAGAGTTTCATTATCCCAACCAGCATTCGTCCAGAGAGCACTGATGTCGCCACCGTCAATCAGTTCGGTAACTTTCTGATAAGAATTGAAGTTCTCAACCAGTTTCACACCATTGAAACTCGCATAACCATCATAATGGCAATAGATGCTGAGAATCGAACCATTAACCAGTTGGAGACCAATGCGGGAGCGGGTAGCCATGATTCAAACAGAAGGGTTGACAGAAATTTCACGGATGTTCAGACCACAAAGTTGGTCATAAACACGTTTGAGAATAATATCTACCGCTTTCTTTGCCTTAGACTTTTCATACCAGATGGTAATACATCCATCGTAAGTTTCAACTTGAATGCGGTAGGTTTTCATTCCCTGTCCGTTGATTACCTTGTAATTATAGGGCATCCTACGGTGCCTGTGGTGCCCTGTGTGCCAGTTTCAGGACTGCCACACGGCAATCAGTTCATTTGCCTTCTTCCTGCTAGAACCCTTAGCAGAAATGGTCCTAGTCACTTGAATCGGATAGATTTTAGCATTATTATAAAGTTCTCTTGCAACAGGAACATCATGATTAGAAATAATGACTGTGATTCCTTTGTTTGCAAGTTGTTCTGCCAAATCTCTCAACTGAATCTGTTGGGCATCAGTAAATCCATCAGTAGCATAATCTGTAAAGGATGCAGTCTCCGAAACTGGAATATATGGAGGGTCAAAGTATACAGTATCTCCTGCTTCTAAGTCTTCATAAAGTGATGAGTCTTCAAAGGATAATGAAGTGAATCGTGTAAGTTGTTTAGTAAGGAAGAACATCCTAAAGTTCATCATCTCTTCCGATGGGCAAGATGGTTTATCATACTTACCAAAGGGAACATTGAATTCACCCTTCTTATTATATCGTGACAGTCCATTAAAACAATGACGGTTTAGATAGATAAACAGTCTTGCTCTCTCTGTAGTGTCTGTTGCCCGATTAAAGTGCCTTCTTAACTCTAAATATGCTTCCTTAGTATTATTTTCTGGAGTAAAGAGTTCCTCACAATACTTGATGAAGTTATCATCAGCAGGGTCAACCAGATTCTGATAGATTGCTACCAAATCTTTATTCACATCATTCAAAATGTATTGCTCTGCAGGTGTATTAAGAGCAACTGATAGACTTCCACCAAAGGGCTCACAATAACGCTTTGGGTATCCAATATGGGGAATAAGATGGGGCAGGACCCTATATTTGTTTCCTGCCCACTTTAAAAAAGGTTTGTTCATACTCTTGATTTTAACATAAAAAAAGAGGGTTGACAACCCTCTCTAATCAATCTTCGTAGATTCTACATTCCAATGCATCAGGATTAGCATCACAATACAACTCTAAAGGTGTAGGATCGTGAGAGTCTTCTGGATGATGTTCTTTATATGCTCTGAGTGCTTCTAGTTCTTCTTCAGTATGCCTTCTCGCTTGTGGTGAAGTCATCGGATCACTCAAAAGTTCCTCATCTTTTTGAATATGTTGGTCGATGTTTTCCATTGTTTTGTATAGTAGTGATAATATTTATTTTTTATTCACTCAGAGGAGTGCCTCTCCAGTTCTTTGGGATTGGAGGATCACACTTTCCCTCAAGAGAACGAACCAGTAATTCTGTGAATTTTTCCATTTTTTCTGGAACAACTTGACTCGGATGATGATTAATTGCATCCTTAAGTGCAATAAGTTCATTCCACTCCTCTTGAGTCAAGTTTTCTGTTCCAGTTTTAGAAAGAGTCATAGATTTCCTGCAGTGTGTCCCAATGTTAGCATTCCAATATATTAATATCTAGAAGTTTAATGTTTTCTTCGGGATTGCTCAATCTTTCGTAACACTTCAGACTCTGTGGATGAAGTATTATATGCAGTCATAGTAGGATTCGCTACTGCTGCAGATGGTTTGGGAAAGTATTGTGATGCTGGTTCAGCACCAAGTTTGTTTGTTTCTTCAGTCATCTTTGTGAAAAAAGTTTCCAAAAAATCCAGAGTCACCTGGTTTGCGGTTTTCCAGTTTATCAAGAAGTGAATCTGCTGTTTGCAGAGTTTCAATGCGGGAAATCATATCCGCAATCACACTACAGACCATAGGGCGTTCTTGACGAGCAGCATATGCTAGTGCATTACGCAGTGCTGCTTCTGCTTCTTTAAGTGATTCTTCTACTGATTGTGATAGAGCCATTTCAATTTTCCTTAATCCAAATACCATCATCAGTCATCTCCCAACCTGCAGCAATTGCTTCCTGATAGTTTAGAGTTTTCTTTTCAACTTTTTTAAGAAGATAAGAACCATCACCTTTATCTACCCATTCAACTTGGTCTCCTTCTTTCAGATTTGCTGCTTCTAACAGGTCATCAGGAAAGGATATAAAGTATTCAGTTTCATCAGTATCCGCATCCTTACATTCCTCAACAGGAAGAACCCACCTATTCACCTTATCTTTCTTATGTTCTTCAGGATAATAATGTTCTTCCCAGAAATCATCCCAATGCCCTTTACACTCTGGTGATGGGTCATCTTTATCACATTTGAGAACTGAATTATCTTTTACAGGACGATTACCACTCAGAAGTTCAAGAAGTCCATACGCACGACTAGCACGATCCTTATGATAATAATAATCCTCACGAACTGCTTCACGAATCGCAGAATAAATTTCGTGCGGTGAAGCATCGCCACTCATCGCATCATGTACCCAATCTCGAAGTTTTTCAAGAGAATATTTCTTATAGTCAAAGTCCATCGGTAAAGTCCTTGATTGCTTGTTCCATAATAATCTGAATCTCTTTGGAAGTCAACCCATTCATCCACGACCATTTTGGGTCTTCCTTGTCCCAATCCATTGTATAAGACCCATCCTCATTTTGAGTGATTTTAAGAGTATCTTCCATCACTCCTCCCACTCTTTTTTCTCAACCTTACGAAGTTTCTTTAATTCTCTGTAAAGTTCTTTGATTTCCTGATATGCTTGTTCTGGTGAGATTTTATCGGCAATTTCAAGACCAGCAATCAATCCCACCTTATCACCAAAGCGAGCAAGAGCTCTCTCAAATTCAGTCAGGGTCTCATACATCAGAGGTTCTCCTCTTGCTCCGTCAAAATTACACAGTCGGACTTAGGATAGGCAACACACAGCAGAGCGAATCCATCCGCCATTTGGTCATCGTCCAGGAAAGATTGCTCTTCATTATCAATCTCACCAGAGACAACTTTACCAGCACAAGCAGAGCAAGCACCTGCCTTACAAGAGAAAGGAAGGTCCACACCTGCCTCTTCTGCTGCCTCAAGAATGTATTGGTCTTCAGCACATTCAATAGTTTGTTCAGTTCCATCAGCGGAACGGAGAGTTACATTAAAAGTCATTGTAATTTTTCAGTGTTAAAAGGTAATTTATAAGGTTCTGATGCGAGTATATCAATTCTTGCCTCTAAACTGTTAGCAATCTCATACATCGCATTTGTAGTCTCAACATTCTCTCTTTCGAGTTCTATGATACGATTCTCAAGTTGAACAATCTTATCAAAGATAGAAGTATCAGCATTGTCCATTTGATATGGTTTCAAAAAATCACTCACCCATTTTAGCATTATACCACTCCAATTTCTTTAAGGTATGCTTGATATCTCATAAAACTCTGAATGCGAATAGGTCTATCCAAACTCTCACAACAGCGACAGTAGGATATAAACTCATACCAAGGTGAAGTTGGGTCAGTGTCGCTCACAGTTTGCCTCCTACCTCCGACTCATAAGTTTTGGATTCAGAGAAACCTTCCTGCCGTCCTTTAAGATAAAAACGGGTTGCTGATATACACAACTCTTCAGTGAGAGATGTGATAAGTCCGTTACCATCTTTGTCTGTGGAATACCAGAGACCATACTTCCTCTCATCAACATAGAAAGCATCATCAATTAGTTTCTTTTCGGTCATTGACTTGTTTTACAGTTTCGTGGAGTTGTTTCAGTGCCTCAATGGTTTCAGGAGTTTCTTCCCATTCCCAAGAGTTTCCGTTCTTATCAATAAAAGTTCGCGTAGTCATTGTTCCTCTGCGTATTTGTATCCAATGGTGTAATCTTTCTTTTTAAGATTGTATCGTGTAATGTGCTTCTTCATATGGTCTTCGGTTTGAAAATAGCACTTGCGGGTTTCTTTTCCATCTTTATGAACCAACTTCCAAGGAAACTGGTCAAAGGGAAACTCTTCACTGTAATCCATCAGGTAGGTTGCTCAACACATTGAGTATAGACGGAATCGAACAGTTCGTCAAGTATCTGACCACACTCTCGATAATCTTTGCTGTCGAGCACAGTCTTCTCAATCTGATACCGTCGCACGGCAGTGTAGATGAGTTTATATTGTTCGGGGGTAAAGTTCATCACATTTCTCCAAGTGTATGAATGACTGGTTTTTCTTGCGTTAGAATACGATAAAGGTCTTCATTCTGTGCTGCTGATACAGGAATGAACTCAGTCTTATCATTAAAGTCATCATCGCGGATTGCCTGATTGATTACGATTGAACCTTCTTCCCCTGACCAGGAGCGATGATAAGTTCTCTTAGGAATGACGAGAGCACCAGAAGAACGATTAAGATGAACGATGTGATAAGGATACCTCCATTCAGGATTTACAAGTTCAAATGTACGGAGCCCAGATAGAACACGATTGTGGTCAATCTGTTGGTAATGAATATAAAACTGCTTTGCTCCTACAATATCATCAGGAGGAGAAATAGCAGCTCCAGTATGAACTACCAAGTCAGAAGCATTTGAATCTTCTACTGAAATATCATAGAAGATAACAGATTCTGTCTCACGGAATACTCTGTGCTTTTTAAAATTAACTTCACTCATTAGTCGTAAAGATGTTGCTCGTGTTGTAGTTTATCTAGGTAATGATAAATTGTTTGTTTTGAGTATTCAAACTCCTCAAATCGTTGTGGTTTTTTCTTTTCCATCTTGGTGAGCATATTCAACCAATCATAGTGAGTGTTAATCATCCACCCATAATGTTCATCATTCATCTTCTTCACTCCACTTGTCCAAATCTTCCCAAAAACTTTCATCAAGGGGAATAAGTTTTTCGTTACCAGTTTCAATATCCTCTACCATTTGTAAAAGATATTCA